GGTTTTTAGAGTATCATTAAAGATGTCACTAAACTTCTTGCGGAGTTTACCCACAAATTTAGTGAACTTTAATTCGTCTCTAGTGATCTCAGATGACCTTCCAAGGTTAAATGATGTAGTAGAATCTAATCTACCTGCGGGAACATTTAACGCTTTGTAAAGTTTTGTTTGGAAATATTGCACATCTGTTAATTCTCCAAGGTTTTGTCCGCCTGGTAATGTGGTAATTTCCGTTCCTCTACCCCCTTCTCTACGTGGAAGCCAGAAATCTTCCATCATAGACATGTATTTCCTATCATCTCTGATCTCACCAGTGGCAGCATCGTACACTAATTTGTTACGATATCTTCCCATAACTTCACGTAAGTATTGTTCTGCCTTAACTTTAGGTAGGTTACCTACGTCAATATAGAATATTCTACGCTCTGGTGCTCTTGATATCCTGTAGATAACAAGAGAATCCTCAATCATTCTAAGTTGATTAAGAACTTTTATACCTTTGTGCAAGTAAGATAATACAATATTTCTATTGGTATCCATGATACCTGATGTCACATAGGTGATTGCATCCTTTGCAATTTTAATTCCACTGTTTGCAGAAGTGTTGTTTAATCCTTTTGGATTGTATATAAAGTATTCTTCTGACTTACCAAAGTCATACTTCATAAACTCGTCTGCAGTTTTTGGTTTGTTTATCTGCCTTACTTTCTTGATCTTTGATGGATCAATATATCTTACTTCTAATATACCTTTTGCAGGATCATCTAAATCAATTACTTTGTGATAATATAAACGCCCATCAATGTACCATCTACGGAACATCTCATGGGCTTTACCATCAAAGGCGAATAGATTTTTTATATATTCAAACTCGTCTCTAATTAAATTCTTTACTGTGTCACTAACCTCAAGATTATCAAGGTTGACATGCACTGGGCTGTCATTTTTATCAGCAACTATTGCTTCATGTATAATATCTTCAATGGCGGAATCCACTTCTGGATGCATCGCCATTTCTCGATACTTTTTCACCATGTCATATTCAGTCTTGAAGTTACCGTCTAGATCAAGATACTGACCATAGTAACCTCCTGCAATATAACTAGTAGCTCCGTCCTCGCTAGAAGGAGCTATCGGAGATGGAGCACGATCCTTATCCGTTAGCTTTTTCTTAAACGAGAAACCGAATAACTCTGCCATAATATTTTGTTTCTGCTTACCTAGTATTTAGCTAGCTTGTAGCATCGTCAAATTCTCTACCTACTAAATTGTCTCCTACATCGAAGGTCTCGTGGTATTGATATGCAAACTCAACATCGAATTCTTCATATGAATCGTTGTTGTCGTACGCAACTGAAATTTGTGATACGCTAACTGGGAATGCCTGTACTAGTTTGTACTTACGAATAACTTGAAGATTACCTGCAGCATTGCCACCTGTTATCTGTGCGTCTGATCCGAACTTATCAAGTTGTGAGATTACTACATCTTCCCAAGTGTCAACAATGTCTGCGGTTGCAGTATTTGAATCAACTCCGTTAGTTAGAGAAATCCATTTTTCATATGCACCTCTAAGTGCAAATGTGTCATCCATGTAGAATGTTGCTGTCCATGTTTCATAAGTCCTATCGCCAGGTACTTTGATAACTCTTCCTCTAAAAGGAAGTTCAACTGTACCTACGTTAGTTGCTGGTAATGCAGCAGACTTACACATGTATGGAACCTCGGCTCCATTTGCTCCAGTAATAGTTGGAGATGTAACTCCTGTTGGGAAGTTGTGTTCGACTGAAAAGAGGTTAGGTCGTACACCACCCCTTATCGCTTTTTGGAATGATAGAATTCCTAATGGTGTTGTTGCCATTTCTAATGTGCTCCTTTAATTATCTACGGGGTATAACTTCTTCAAAGCTAACACCAGTACGGGTAGCAACGAAAGTTAAAGTTATAAAGTTAATTGAGCGTGCAGGCTTGATATAGAAATCAGCCTTAAACTCATTACTGTCAACGACATCGGTAGTATTGTTAGTACTGTCACAAATAACTTTGAAGTCGGTAACACCTCTTTCGGCTTGTACACCTCTAAGGTATGGTTCGACAACATTCTTGAAGTTGTTTCTTGTGAATTCGTCGTTCAGTTCAAAGAGAACCCCCTTCGCAGCATTACCGATTGTCTTCTCAAGAACTAAGAATAGACGACGGACGTTGATGCGATCAAAAGCAGATGGTGAAGCGAGAGCAGTTTTGTCTCCGAAAAGAACAATACCTTGACCAGGTAAACTGGTAATAGGATTAATTCTCTTCTGATACAGTGAATCTCTTTCGGATTTGGTTGGTGAGTATGCTAGTTTTATAGCACCTTTAATTGCACCACGGTTTAAACCTGCTGGTGAGAACCAAGGTAATCCGTTTGCAGTGGTTGCTGCACATAAGCCAGCAGTATCTCCACAGCAAGGAATGTAACGATACTTGTCAGCAAATCTATCATAGACATACTTCCAAGTATTATCAAACACAGCGAATGATGTGCTTGCTCTTCCGCTATAGAAGTCAATTACATTCTGTGTTTGTGTTGAAGAACTTGTTACTCCAACAACGTCTCCTCTATATGGTGAGACGAAACCAACGCAATCTTTTCTAGAAGCAGCGATTGTAATAACTGCATCTGCAATTGCTTGTGTATTTACTTTACTTGATGCATCGCCAGGACCTGCAATGAGGTAGTCGATCAAGCGAGTTTCAGGATCAGCAAATTCTTGTAGTGCTGTAACTATTTCACCAGATGTTGCACCTAATGTTTCAGCACCTTTACCTATTCCGTCAGCTGGATTAGTGAATGAGTAAGATTGGAGACCTTGATTTAAAGGTCCGTTCTTATCAACTATCAAGTCAAACACTGTAGTGGATGCACTACCAGCATTTCCAGTACCAGGTATGTTACTTGCGTTATCAGTTAACTGATTAGCACTTACATCATAAGCCTCAGTTTCGTGAGAACCCCAGTAAACGTATGCTGATTTTTCAAGTATTACTTGTGGGTAATAGTTGATAGACCCTTCTGCACTCTTTGCATCATTGGCCTTAGACACATAAGTAAATTTTTCTAGGAGTGTTTTTGGTGTACCTGATACGGAACCAGTTCTGTCCCATACGCAGACGTGCATTTCATCATTTGCACCACCACGATCACTAACGTAAGTAGATGTACCAGGACGGGGAGCAATTACATTCCACTTACCAAGAGTTGTTGTAACTCCATTAACTATAACACTGACATCTTGTTGGTCGTACCAATCTACAACTCCTGTGATGTTGAGGTCAGTAGTACCATTCTCTACATCATCTGCAGTTGTCCATGTATCAGAAGTGATGATTGAAAGTTTGTTTCCACTTGCATCCCAATCATAAATTCTTGCTGTCTTAGTAGCACCAACGTTAGTAATTTCTGTACCAACTGTAGTTGCTGTAGGTATGCCATCTAGAGTTAAGACGTAATCTGCACCCTTATCAATGACTGATACCACAAGACCATTACTATCTGCACCTACGTTTCTTGCTGCAAATGTGAATGGGTTATTACTTGCTTCTAGATAAGAAGCTTCGTATATATCTTTTGATGCTATAGAAAGAGTGTATGGAGATGTTGTGAAATCGTCTGATGCGGTCAACTGTCCACTAGTTCCGCAACGAACCACGTCGAGAACTCCACCATATGATAGGAAGCTGGCAGCTGTCCACCATGTTTCTGCGTTTGCGTCGGTGGGTTCACCGAAGATTTCAATTAATTGAGATTCGGTTGCGATACGTGTAGGGGTTAAAACTGGTCCTTTACTAAAGGCACCAACAATTGCTCCGACGTTAACTTCCACTGTCTCAATCGACCCAAGTGTCAAATCCCTTTCTTGGATATCAACTCCTGGCGATAGAAGAGTGCTAGCCATGCTTATTACTCCTGATGATAAATCAATTTTTGTCTAAAATTATTTATTAAAAGCCTCTTTTTCAGCGATAGTTCCACATGAAGTCCCTATCACCATACTCATCAACCTTCCATTTTGATGAGTCTCGTTCATTCATATCAATAGTCCAGACGTTTCCTTCAGTATCAACAATAGCTTCATCCTCTAGTCCATCATCAATGAAACCGAACGGAGCCATGTCCTGTTCTATTTGATTCTTCTGCTCTTCATATATCTTTCTACGTATATCTTGATCAGTCATTTCTTTGAAGTATTCTTGCTGTGCTAACCATGCAAAGATCACTAAACACATGACAAGATCGTCATGATACCCCTCATCTGCTTCAAATGACTGCTTATTTTGAATAAAAGTAGTCAGTTCTGCTACTATATTATAGTCTCGTGCTAGTAATTTATCATCTTCTATCAGTGTTTTGAGGTTACTGCATCCCTGTGCTTTGACAGTCTTGCTCATTTTTACACCCATCTGAACCTTGTTACCTGAGAAACCTTGCCCAACAACTTGACCAGATCTACCACGCATAGCACACATCAGAACGTTTTCATATTCTACATCATAGTATAGACTAGCAGCTACCGCTTCACCTATATCATTTACTTCTATGAGAACGTGTGCATTGTTATAATTCGTTGCAACATTATAAATTACGTTCGGAAACAACATCGGCCTGATGTCTTTGTTTCTGTATTTTCCTACTAGTTTCCATGGAGCATGTGTAATATCAATAATTACAAAGGCAGAGTAATCCTGTGCGAGACCACGAGATACGTCAACACATATGATGTAATCATGATTGTCAATAGGATTTTCGTAAACATCTAATCCTGCATTCTGTACTAACGGGTCATCATATACCAATGTCCTAAGTTTAGCAGCTGAGATTAATGTGTCAACAGATCCAAGGAACTCACATTCAAACTCTTGAGTGAACTGTCTCTCTGATGTATTGGCAATCGTCGTTTCTTTCCACTTGGCATCTCGGCCAGGCACTTTACTCCAATGCACTTCAGTCCATGCATACCCATTTCTTCCTTTCTGTGCATCAACCCACAACTTATAGAAGTGGTTCATACCAAATGGTGTTGATATAATTATTACTTTCGTCTTGGTACCAGAAGTGATAGTAGGATATACTGAACTGAAGAATGCTTCAGCAATGTGATTAGGTACAAAGGCAAACTCATCCAGAAAAATAATGTTGAAAGACATACCTCGGACTGCACTAGCAGAGGTAGACGCAGCCAAGATTTTAGATCCATTTTCTAACTCCATACTTCCTTTATTATATACAACAATTCCTTGCTGTATCCATAAAGGTAATTGCTCATATGCTAATTGTAATCTTCCGAGCAAGTCTCTTGCAGTAGATAACTTGTTGGCAAGAATACCAATATTAACATTGTCATTAAACAGTGCATAATGTAAAAGGTAAGATACACAAGTAGTAGACTTACCAGTCTGACGAGGTAACTTTGCTATATTAAATCTATGCTCATGGAACTTTTCAATAAGTTCCTCCTGAAAATCCCACATCTTAAATGGAACTATACCTTCATCAAGTGAGATGATCTTGATATAGCTCTTAGCAAAATATACAGGATCCTCTTTACACTTGAGGTATTCCTTTATTTGCTCTTGAGTGAATTGTATTTCAGTCCCAACCTTTTTGAGGTTAGGGTTACCCAAGTAATAATCTGACGGATTAGTCGGCATGTGTTATTAAATATTCTTCTGCTTCTTTTCTAGTATCGAACCAGTGCAAACGACGATTAAGTTGCACCTCATACTTATGCGTAATAGGATCCATTCCTATCACACCCTCGTAATCCATCCAATCAAGATCTAATAGATCCTCGCTCACCATTGTCATGACTGAACTCCTCCTTTTGTAGTTCGTATTGTAGCATAGATTTCAAAACTTTGGCACGGCCAACGTCTCGAAATGCTTCTACTACACGGAGTTCTGATTGTAAGTCTTCTATTCTAGTTTTCATAATTAACAGTTCCAAGCTCTAAGGGATTTGTTTATTCTACTATCGGGATCTCTAGCAGTTTTTTTAGAAGTAAGTTTCTTCTTCATGCCTTTCATTCTAGCACAAAAACTTGCTCTTCGCTTGTTACCTTTCTTTTTAGATGGTGCTTTCAAATCAGAGCCAGGATTTTCTCTCTCGTATGACTTACGACCCTTCTCGTTTAGTCCACCAGATTTGTTCTTACCTTCTTTCCTTTGCCATGCAGACTCCTTATGAGTCTCACCTTTCATAAGAGTACCATCTGGCATGACATGGTGACCCTTGGGTATAGGCTTACACTTCTGTTCATCATTGCAGAAATATTCTCCTTTACCACATTTTTTCTTTTCTTCAGCAAATGCAGCATTTATTGAAGGTGTAGGACCTTGCTTGTCTTGGTCAGATTCATAGTACCCATCATCAGGTACATGCTTTTTCTTTGCCTTAACTTTTTTCTTAACTGCTTCAGTTGTCAGTACAACAGGTCCGTCAGTTGGATCTGACTCATGAAACTTCGTCACCCTACTGCCAGGATAAACACTATTTGCTATCTTCTGTGCACCAGGTCTTTGAAGTTTTTGTAACTTAGACCTAAAGACAGTGATATCATATTCTCTACCTCTCCAAATAAGAGAGAGAACATAGTATCTTCCATACATTGTAGGGATTCTTGTTGTCATCTAGTGAAACCGATTTTTGCTACCTTAACTGATGCACCGCCAGCTGATGCTGTTAATGTATCTGTTGCATCTTTTTCAAATACTTCCACTGTTCCATTAAGAACTGTGGCACTACCAATGGTATTACCACCAGAGTCTTTTCTTGTGATTACAGATACAGCACTATGTCCATTGTACAAACGAACAAGAGTTGCATTGCCCACGTTAGATGGGTTAGTAAGGTCTGTCTCAGCGGCTAATACGTGAATTACCATGATAGAATACTTCCTTTACTTTTTTATTTATCTTTCTTCTTAGATGCATCTTTTAGCATCTTTTGAAGATCAGCAGTGCTGCCAACAAATAATGAATTGTTAGTCACTACTTTCTTAGCACTCTCTTCTTTGACAGCTTTCTTGTCTTTCTGTAGTGCCATTAATTTGTCGGCTACATCTCCGACGTGCTTGATGAGTTGTCCAGCAACTTCGTATGCTCTAGGGTGATCAGAAGACATAGCCAAATCAAGAGCACCATTGACAGCTTCTTGTCCTTTGTCCACAAGCTGATAAAGATTTCCTCGTGCATATTCATAATCATCCTGTACTTGATCTTGTGTTTCCACCTTTTTAGGTGTTTCTTTCTTTGGAACGATCTCCTCCCCTACTGCTTCAACAGTATTGAATGCTTGATCTAATCCTGACATCTCTTCGTTATTCATATACGCTAGTCATCTCACTAAATCCGAAGTCATCACCACTAGTTAATAGTGCATCATCTACACTATCTATAATATCTACTGGAGTAGCAGCTGCTGCGGCCGCTGCAGTAGTACCATTCTGTGCTCGACGAACAGATAGTTTATTTGGTGAAGTCTTACTCTTGACATACATCACTTCATTTCCAACCTCAATATAAGATTGGGTAGGAATGCTGCTGTAGTCTGCAACTTCGATAGTTAGATTTCTTGCGGTGATAGCACTTGAAAGTTCTGTAGTTCCATCCTTGTCTTTGTCTGTAAGTGCCTTCGGTGTGACTTGATATGCAACCTGTCTAGTAGATGTAGAAGAAGGCATAGTAGTATAGATATCTGCTTTTGCTTTCTTGATAGGAGCTGCAGTTCCAACAGGTCCGAAGATGTATGCTTTGACTGTAAATTGCATAGTGATCAAAGTAATCTTTCTATCATCGAAAGTTCCTTCGTAGTCATCACTATAAGAAACACTATTTAAAATAATAGGAACATCTCTAAAGTCATTCATATCATCAACTAACTTAATAGTCATCTGGAATGATGGTTGGAATACTGGTAGTATCTGCTCCATGATCTCTAGAGACTCATCATTAGTTTTTGATATTACATTTAATTCAAAATCAATATTATATGGTACAGGTGTAAACTGTTTCTTGACTGCATTGTTAGTATCAGCCTTAAGAGTTAATGTAGTTGGTGCAAGTTTTCTAGAACTATCGTATGATATTCCTGTCATTTCAAATGACAAACGGGGAACTGTGATCGCAACCTTCTGGTTTAGATCTGCCTGTTGTTCTAGTCTTGCTAAAAATTTCTGTCTAGGACCGTACGCTAGTGGTACTTTCATCCTACTGTATACTGAGCCGTCTTTATTTTCCTTACGGACTTCTATGTTATTGAAGAGCGTACCAAATCCTATTACGCACTTTCTAATAATCTT